ACCCCACATTACCATGTCGGTAATAATGACCGGATTTTGCGTAAGCATCGTTGGTTGAGGAGTTCCGTTAATAACTGCGTTCTCCAAACTATTGCTGAAGACCATGTCGTTGCCGTTCTTGAGACGAATATAGAAACGAACCGGTGTAGCCTGAAGAGCGATAAGTGGTAAGGAGAGACCAGGATTCTTACAAAACCAGAAATCTAATGGGACGAGGAGATTGAGAGGACCCTGTTGAGACTGGTCATTGAATACTTCTTGTATGCCTGTCATAGCATATACACCATCCTTCTTTGACCCCGGTGTAGTAAGCAGTGTCCATAAGTACATCCATTCACCATAATGACGGTCTACTTCCTGTTGGCCGATCCAAATACTAATGTAATCTATCATTGCGTAACCGACACCATTGACCCAACTAACTGAATTCGTAATCTGCGAATAATTGGTGGGTTGTTCGGTAATTACACCCTGAGGATAAGGCTGAGGACCTTGTGGCGTAATTTTTGGCAAATTAATCTGCAGATACACCTGTGATAGCAGATCGCCTTGACGTGGTACTGTAACCGTGATTAATTTTCCAAAGTCAACGGCCGAGTCAAAAGGGATTCGCTGAGTTTCAATACTGAAATTTGTATAACGACGATATACCTGTTTGAAAAAAGTTGTCTGTGGATTACCGGAAAGATATATATCTTGTCGTCCGGTGGCAACTAATTGTAGGAGTCCTCCTGAATTGGACATTTTACTCTTACTTTATAATGTTGTTTTTAGACTCTGCCTTAGCTCTGTTGCGGTCTGCTATTATTCCCAAAAATGAGTCATTACGGTAGAATGGCTTATCAAACAGGGGCTAATTTGAATGCCCTGTTGCTTCAACAATTGAACTTTCGTACGAGTGGGAACTATCCTATCTCCTCACTTTACACACTCTATGCGAATGGTCAAGGGCAGACGTATTGGAGTAATAGTGTTAATCCTTCAATTATTTCAACACTCAGCGGTGAGATAGACCAAAATTATATTTACTTGAGTACTCTTATTGACTCAGAATTGGGTAATAGTACAATTTCTAGTGAACTAAGCACATTTGAATACTATACATATTCAACATTTAGTACGGTCTTTTATGATATAGAACTTTTAGCAAATCAATCCACTTCTTTAAATGACGCATTTTTATCAACGGCAAATTCTTTTCAAATACAACTTAATTCGTATTACCAAAGCACAATTGATGTAGCTTATAGTACCCTTAACTCCTTACAATCGTTATCCTCTTTTTACGGATTATTAAGTACTAATAATATTCAATTTACTGATGCTCTTTCATCAATGAGTACTGGTATAGGTCTCCAAGACGCAACGACTTCTACGCTATTACTTAATTACGTAGATGATGCGATTGCCTCTACTTTTACATGGACCGCCGGTCAAATATCAACCATAGCCTATTTTTCGGCAACCAACGATTCTCTGAATAATTTTAGCACAGCGATAAATTATGCGTTACTCAGTACTTCTACGGGACTTTCAGGAGAGATTGATGCTACAAATGAATTTGCGCAATATCTTAATACGGTTGCCGGTATTAACAGTACTGCTATTTTGAGTACATCTAGCGGTCTTAATGATTTAATAACATCTCTAAGCGGCGAACTTTACGGTATTAGTACCGGTCTTTATACATTATCAGGCGAAGTGGTTTCAACTATTTCAACTGTAATTGGGATTGGTAATATGTACGCAGTTGATATCCCGTTTTTGAGTACAAGTGTAGCAGATAATGCTGCGCAAATTAGTAGTCTCAACGCACAAGTGAGTACCATCACAACTAGTAGTATTTTAGAGGGAATTTACGCATCATTTATTGAGTTAGAGGCGTATACTGTTGCTCTTATTAATAGTACAAATAATGCGGCACTCAGTTCTTTCAATTCGCTTCAATTATCAACTACATTATATCTTGAAAGTACCAATACTGCTTACGTTTTCTTTTTATCAACAACTCTTTCTACTCAAACAAATATTCTAGAGCAGACTCTCACCTCTTCATTATATACATATGTATCTACATTTACCTCTACTACAACTGGGATTATAGGGTCGTTGTCAACATCTGTATCTACAATTTCAGGAAATGTTTCAACTTCTATATCTACAATCACCGGCGACTTATCAGGCGCTCTCTACACACTTTCAGGTGAAATATCAACTGCACTTTACACGCTATCAGGTGAAATATCTACCATTGCTGCAAATGCTAGTGTAATTGTCTCATCGGTTAACGCAGTTCAACAAATAGTTCTCACATCAAATAATTATGTTGGAATGCTTGATTTTGTCACTTATCGTAACTTCAACGTCCAAATTTATAATATTCTAAATTTGGCTAACAGTAGTTATAGTATCAATTACGATCCTAATACGCTTTCTAATGTAACATTACAACAAGGTGTAATTCTAATTGATGTTAGTACAAATACGCAGGCTTATACACAAAGAAATAATAAATTATTCATGAATTTCAACCGATGGGGCACAATCAATAATGGAGCATATTCAGCGTTTCCTATGTTGGCAAATAGTGCCTATAAAATGGAATTCATCTATAGTCTCTACAATAGTAATCTCTATACAAGTTTAACGAATGTTTGGCCTTATCAAAATACCTCTAATATAAATGTTTCATCTGTACAAGATAATACCGCGCTTGATCCTTCTTATCTCGGTATATTCTCTACAGGAACTCAGTTGGAAGTGACATGGCAAACTTATCTTTTCAGTACATTCATTGCCAGTTATTCATCGTTTGTTGCGGTTGATGTAGATATTAGCGGTGCCTTGATTCAAACATATGGACCATACTCTTATAAAACAAGTAGTATAACAATTAATATGCCAGATGGAGGATATCCTGCTGGAACCGGTTTTGTTAGTACAAACTTTGTATCATATATTGTTGGAGAACCTGCTCAAGGTTCGGTATTTCAGGCTGCGGCATACTATCCTTAAATTTCTAACAAAAAGATAGTAGAATGGGTGCGGCTATTAGCACAATCGCGCCTCGCATAATTATTCCAGGTTTTTTCGTGGGTCAAAAAGTACAACAGGGTGACTCATGGGATCGTATCGCCGTATCGGCTACATTTACCATCTTCTTTATCGTAACTATTACTACCGCTTTCTCGTCGTATCCCAATCTCGCTATCATACCCGCTATTGCCTGTATAGCCTATTCGCAGATTATGATGCATCCCGAAGACTCCGATAGATGGCGACATAGTGATTGGCTTCTGACAACTCCGCTTATGCTCGCTGCGCTTCTATACGTCAACGGTGTTTCGCTAGAAGTGATACTTTCAATGGTCGCATGCGATATTCTTATGATTGTTGCCGGTTATCTTGGAACCAAGGCGAAAGAACCGTTAGAATCCAAAGGATACTTCGCACTCGGTATGCTTGCGTTTTTACCAATTATCGGCATTCTTCTTCAACAGACGCTACATAGAGCGGCGGTCTATTTGACCCTCGCTGTCTGGTCGCTGTATCCGGCCGTTTATTGGGCTGAAGAGTATAGCACTGTAGATAAGAAATATACTACAATCGCATATGCGATAATGGATTTGATTTCAAAAGTCGGTTTAGTGACCCTTATTCATGTTTAGTTAGTTGGGTTAAAGACAAAACTGCGTGATAAAAATAACACCATGGAGGCTCGTCATCCTATCACTGGAAAACCTATTCGTATTTTACGCTCTGAACCGCAAATCGTTACAGACCGTAAAACCCTTTTATGGGCTCGTTCATCGTTCAAACCTAGCCCCCGTTGGAGTCGTTGGTACTCTGTTATCACCGAAACTGGTGCTATTGATGTTGTAGGTGCCGATGCCATCACCGCCGTCGTTCTCGGTGCTGATGCGAATCTTGACGAATGGATGACTGCACTTGGCCCTGTACTTTCTGACAAATCGGAATGTTTGATTGTGGGACCGGCGGCCGTTTTAGACGGGCTTGAAGGCCGTGGACTCAAATGGCCTCATACTCTGATAGTTGAAGAACTTCATGAAAACTATCCGTTTTTAGGTGAACCGATTAAGGTCGGCGATTCTGTTGAGAAGGTAATTTTGGCACTCGCTCATCTTTTACGCATGAATGTGGTCGCATGGAGTTCTGGCGTGGAGAGAGATGGATTGGACCTCGGTGCGCGAATGATGTACGATGCCTGGTCCCGTTCAATGGAAGGGACCCGCTTAGTTGCGGTTGCTGAAGGGAGCGATGACAGCGTCGTTCCACAAACCTGGCTCATCCAACAATACTTCAAGCATTCAAATGGACGCCGCGCTCGTGAAATTCGCACCTGCCTTGAACGCAACATTGGGTGCGGATTGATTGATAATATTTTACTTTTGAACGAAATGGAGTATCCTGACCTTCCTAACAGTGAAAAGATTAAGTCGGTGGTTATCGGTCACCGACTACAGTATTATGACGTATTCAAGGCGATTAAGGAATATGTGCCAGCGGGTGCCTTTGTAATCTTCTCCAACTCCGATATCTGGTTCAATGAAACGTTGTCTTATTTATGGAAGATTCGTTTGGCCGAAAATCGGTTGTTCTTGGCACTTTTACGGTGGGAAGATAAGGGGGCCGGTGGTGGCGATCCTCACATATTCGGACCACGTGCCGATTCGCAAGATACATGGATTCTCGCTCGTGACTCGGTCGTCGGCGACTTCACAGAAGAAGAATTCGGCTTTCCGTTCGGTCAAATGGGTTGCGATAACGTCATCGCAATGCTTATGCTACGTCATAAATTTCTCGTCGTCAATCCTGCCTACTCCATCAAAACTATGCATCTTCATAATACTAACATTCGTAACTACGAAGCCCGTGATGTTCTCTACCGTCCCGCCTTTCTCTACGTTGACCCAACACCCATTCAATCTATGCGAGTCTGTAAGAATTTGAATGAGGTGGGCAAGTTGCCCGTTGAATTAGAATCCATGTGGAATCGTACCGTATTTCGTAAATCGTTTAATCGTCCTATTTTGGCGTCTAATGAAGAGAATCCCAAAATTATTTGTACTATGTTGCGTCATGAAGCGGAAGGGGCGGATCTTGACCTCTATAGTTACCAGGCCGGCGAACAAAACATCTACACGCCCAAACCAGATGCTCTACCACTCTATCATTTCAAGGGTGGTATGTTTGTCAATCGCCAAGGGCTTGTTAGTTCATTCAAGGATATCTTCGTCGGTGCGCATAAAGAATGGGTGGCCGCATGGGAATCGGCTCGTGTCAGCAATATGATGTCCTCCATATATGTTCCATCTATCATCTCTATTCCTATTAGCGATAAGTGTAAAACCACGCTTTCTCAATGGATTCTTTACTATTTGCCAAAAGTGCTCACTATTCGCCGGCTTCTCAAATCGTGCGGCATTAATGTTCCAGAATTTCTTGTTCCACAACTGCCTGACATTAGTTCCTTTTTACGTGATTGTGTTTGGTCCGATGCGGAAAAGGGTAATATTACACTTGTACCAATGCTGGATGATATGAACTATTATTCTAACGATGTATGGGCTCTTCCACCTTCAACCGAACATGCACTTGTATCATCTGAAGATATTATGCTACTTCGTGATTTGATTGAACCGGTGCCGGCTAAACCTGAGTTGCCCGTTGTAGTGTTTTGTGTTGACGATAATCCAGGTTCAGTGTGTACGCGCGAATGGGCAGAAATGGTTGCCGAATATGCCTTTGCTAACGGTTGGATTGTTCGCTACATTGCCGAATCGGATTTACCAGCTGCCCGTCGTAAAGCCTTCGCACACGCCTCATGGATAATCGGTTCCGCAGATGGAAACGGACTTGACTATATGTGGCTCGCTCCTGCCGGTGCTTTCGTAATGGAATTTAATCGTATTGACGCACCTCGCGGAGACCGCATTCATCTTGCCGGTGCTAGCGAAATCAATTATATAGGTGGTATAATTTTACGCGAACCTATTGAAACAAGCAGACAATCGGCTATGATGGAGATTATTTTTACAGTGAAAAAATTCGGTTTTAAAGATATGCTCAAAGCGATTCGTGATGGTTCAGGCTCTCAAGAGGTGAAAGTGCCTCGTATTATAGTGCCTACAGGAAAGGCGTTGGAAGGTATTTGGAATCATAGCGGTGATACGTTTCGCGAAATGGTTGATATTTGGGCCGAACGTGAATATGTAACAGTAGAAAAAACCGAGAGCAGTGGATACTGTTGGTGGGGCGGAATCGGTGAATTGTTACTCTACGATCGTCCTACAGCTCGTTGGTGGGCGAATCCGCCATCGTATCAAATGGCGATGTTCGGCAACTGTGCACCACCAGGACCCGATAAACATCGTTTACGCCAATCGTTATGGGGATTCTGGCCTCGCTCACCTCGCGCCATTGAAGAGATAGCCAATGCGAAAAAGAATCTACTTGGATACAATAAACGTACCATCGCATCGCTCTTTTTGGGTAAAATAGAGAACGGAGTTCAGCATAAAAACCGTACCACTCATAACTGGTCTAAGTGTGTAGAATTATTTTCAATGCCTATTGACTCAACCGGTGCCGCCTATCCATATACCCAAGCGGAATATCTTGACAAATTATGCCATGCTCGTTTCGGATTGTGTTTGCCTGGATTCGGTCCTAAATGTAATCGTGAAATTGAATACTTCGCATGTGGCGTTGTTCCAATTGTTACCGATGGTGTTGATGTAAAAGGATATCTCGTCGCTCCAAAAGAGGGCGTTCACTATTTCCGTGCCTCTACACCCGCCGATGTTGAACGAATCGTCAAAGAGACATCCGCCGAAACTTGGGCGAAAATGTCTGCCGCTGGACGTGAATGGTGGAGTTCCTATTGTTCCGCAGAGGGCCTGTTTCGTCTAACATGGACTCGTATTGAACAATGCCGTCCCTTCTTCAATGTCGGCATTCCTAAACTCTTTCCACTCCATTAAAGGATTGGGGTTATGGTCTAAAATTATTCTGTAAAGTTCATTTAATGGACTATACAAAAGTAGCAAATAGTCGCTATGCCAGTGGGGTGTTTATAAACAAACCGACCGATGGACCAGCGGTTGAAGTTATCTATAACAAGATGATTAAAGATACGGTTCCTGTTATGTCGGTTGTTATTCCAATTTACAATCAAGAGCGTATTATTGAACGCAATCTCAAATCGGTTCTAGATTGTATGACGCATGTTGAATACGAATTAATTTTAATAGTTGATGCCTGTTCTGATAAAACCGAAGAGCGAGTGATGGGAGTTGTTAATGAAGATTTGCCTGAACTTCTAACAAATGTGGTAGTAATGAAGACGGTTGTGCCGCTGTTTGAAACGGCCGCCGATAATCTCGGTTTCCTCTGTTCGCGAGGCGAATTCGTACTTGAAATTCAGGCCGATATGCAGATGGTGGAAAACGGCTTCAATATGACGCTTGTAGCGCCGTTTATGCGGTTTGGCGATTTAATTGCGGTGAGTGGTCGCTGCTGTCACGGGCTCACTTACGGTGAAGGCGTTGGTAAAATGGGTGCCGATGTAGAGAAACCGCTTGATCCGTCGCTGCATCGTGGTTATTTATATATTAGCGAAACTTGTAATCGTGGTCCTATTTTATTTCGGCGAAATAAAGTAGCAGAACTCGGTTATTTAGACGAGGTGAATTACTTTTTAGATTATAGTGAACATGACTTATTTGTTCGTGCTCGTGTACAGAAATCTTGGCTATGCGGATATACGCCAATGGAGTTTGTATCACCTTGTAGTGATGGTTCAACGCGCAATAAACGGGACCCAATCAATGAGGCGGCTTTTGCGGAAAAGTCGGCGCGCTGCCAACGACAGGGTTTTATGTACAGTTGGCTAGAGAGTCGTCCAGAGCAGTTCCCTATTCGCGCTATTTCAATCCGACCAGATGGCGGTAATGCTGTAGTGGCTTGTGCGCCTTAAATTTCTTAGTGAATTCGTCAAACCACATACGGAATGAGACGCATTCAAACGCAGTGTTATTGAACCAGTGTGTATGAATGGACTGTAGTGGTTTGCCGTCGTAACGAATACCGATGGACTCTTCATTGCGAAAAATAGAGAATTTTTGTTGAATTATAGGCTGCGGAGTGGTTGATTGTTGCATTCGCCACCATCCAAAATTCACTTGTGGCGGAAATTCGTATAATGATTCTTTGGGAAGGGAGGCGGCAATCTCTTCTAAAGCGGCTTGTTCGTAAAATCGGCTCGTAAATCCTAATTCCTTCCATTTAGGAATAAGGGAGGCGTTTTTGAACCACATGTAACCGGCGTTATACTTACCAAAACGAGCTTCGTCTTGGGGTCGGATCATATGCTGAGATAGGGCGAGTTCCGCTGTTGCGGGAATGGTGGGAAGAGGAGCAAGATGCGAAATATCGGCGTCTAAAAACCATGCCGGTTCTGCGGGGTTATCTGCGAACATCCATTCCAACACCTTCGCCTTTTCATAAGTATAATCCTTGAAAAGGGAATCGTAGAGATGCCCTTTTGTACGTTCCATTTGTTGTCGTTTGAGACCTTTGTATTGGTCCATCGCCTTTCTTTCGTGAATTATGAGTTTGGTTTTTATCTGTGATGTTGAGGTTTCTGAGTCTGAAAAAACGTAGAGGATGGCGTCTGGATGCCATCGTTCCAACGTTTTAACGAATAAATTAAAGTCTTCTAGCGCTTCTTTGCCGGTTACAATAAGTCCAATACGATGCGGAGCCATTATTACTTATTTGATTGGCGGGTTAGTTTAGACCCGCGGAGATTTCGTTCCAACTTACGGAAATACGGCGAGCGGGGATATTGTTCGCTAGAAAAGGGAGGAGGAGGAAGGAGTTCTAATGAATTGCTTTTACGGCAACCCAATTTCTGACAGGCATCGCAAGAACAAGTGTTAATGCAACCGCATCGCGAGCATACGAGTTCGCGAGGACGTTTCATTTGGGGGAGGCAGGGATGGAATATAGAGAGGGGGTCTGCGATGGGATAGATTTGGAAAAGAGGGTTCAATTTTTTCCGTCGGGGCGGGGTGCGGGGAGGCGGCCAAGGGTCCTCCCTTGGGTGGGCTGTGTGGCGATACGAGATTTAAGTGATGGTTTAAAAGAGAACCTGTTAGTATAGTATAAATTGATTTTGACCAGTTGCGGATTTTCCGGACCCCGAAAAATCCCGGCCAGGAATAGACCTAGGGATGGCAGATCCTCGTAATGATACTATAGATAAAGATACTATAAAGTATCTATTACGAATATATTTTGACGACACCGATGAAAAAAATCCATTTGACGATGAAAAAGAACTTAGTGTATCACATAATATAATAAATTCTTTAGCAGAAATTATACTTTATACAGCAAATCCAATATTATTCAACACGTTGGAAAATTCAACTCATTTAGCCTCTCGTGAATTAATTACAAATACACAACTACATTTCAAATTACCATCTTCAATAATGACTATGATAGCATATAGGCATAGTCGTACCAATATAATGAATGTAGAGATAATTCAATGTGCTAGACAAATATTTTTTGTTGCAAAACAAAATGAGGATTACTGGCATGCTCGTGTTGAGGAACGACTTCAATGGAGATTGTTCACAATAGAACAATATGAACTTTATAATCATCGTAATAATAATAATTATAACAATTCTCCATTTGGAAAAGAGGGATGGATTCCTGTTACAATAAAGGGACAACATAATTTGATAGATAGAAGATATATTGATCATGAAAATTCAGATAATGCATCGTTAAAAATTAGTTACTTTGAGGAAGATTACGATGAAGATGGGGAAAGTTTAATAATTCTTGTTAATAAACATATTGAACAAAAAGATTTTGCTGATTATGATAACCGTCGTGTTGGGATTGATTTAGGGCGAAATAATATGATTAAAGTTGAATTGAAAACTCAACGAACATGGATATATTATGATTCAAGAAAAATACATCTTTTACCACCTAATACTAATCCAGAATCTTACGTATTAGCAACTTTTAGTGCTAATTTTCCTAGTATTTACGGTTCCACCTTTTTTGTTGAACGTTCTGATTGTGTATTCAAAACTTTTCCTCAAAATGATTCAATGTTCATTGATTATGATGCTTTATCTAGCACACCTGATACATCAATTAGCGTTACAGGATTTAGTTCAGATATAGGTCCTAATCAGTTTATGAGAATTACAAATGATTATATGAATACTTTTGAAAACAATGTCAGTTATTTGGGACGAGGCTTGACTCTTACATTAAGTTCGGCTCGTCATCCTAACCGAGCAAGAGATTATAGTTTTGGAAATATTGTTGAACGCTTGGGAGAATCACCATATTTTAATAATATAACCACACTACAAGAGATTTTTAATCAAATTTGTGACAGAAGTCCACCAAGAATCCCAAATAACATAGATCAAGATTATTATTTTTATACATATTTTTATAATGGTCATGAAGCCGACCAATACGATGCTAGATATGGTAATGCATTCAATTTGATTAGGTTACTTGATATTTATACTTTTCGTACAAATGATGACCCATTATCCAGAATAAATGCTTTTTTCTTAGATTTACCATACCGAGAAAGCCAAATGCCACCAATGGTTGAGTTTAGATATGAACACGGTGTTGTTGAAGAGCCACCTTTCATATCCGAAGAGGATGAAGAAGAAGAAGTGATTGTCGCTCCACCTGTTCCAAGGCCTGGAATACGTCGCGTTCCTCGCGTTCCTCGTGTTCCTAGTTATTTTGAAAGACAAGACGAACCTAAGTTATTTGAAATGCCCAAACATATTAATAAACTCATTGTCATGGATGCCATGAGCAAAGAGGATTCATGTTCTATTACATTTGAACCTTTAACTCTAACAAATACGAGTATCGTATCCTGTTTTCATATGTTTGATTACGAGGCTATAAAAAAATGGTACGAAACGGAAAGTGATCATCCTTGTCCTCTTTGTAGAAAACCGATAGAATGGATTGTATCGCCGGTCGGTGAAAACGCTTAAGCGGTGGGTTCTGCGGCTGGTTCGGCAGCTGGTTCTGCGGCTGGTTCGGCAGCTGGTTCTGCGGCTGGTTCTGCTACTGGTTCTGGTACTGGAGCAGGTGCTGGTTCTGCGGCTGGTTCTGGTGCTGATTCTACTACTACCGGTGTTGATTCTACAACTGGTGTTGATTCTATAACTGGTTCTGGAGCAGGTGCTGATGCAGGTGCATCAGGATGTTTAGCATGTTCTAATGCTTTAGTGACTGCCGCTATAATATCTTCAGTTGTCGGATTGGCATTTCCTGAAATATTCAATTGTGAAATCGCTTCCGCTATTACATTGGTTGTAGTAGGCGACAATATAGATTCTGGTTCAGGTTGAACCGAATCTGTGTTAACTTCAGCTGTTGTTTCTTGAGCCGATTCCTTAATTTCTTCAAGTGCTTGTTCTATTACTTCTTCTTCAGCCACTTTTTCTTCAGCCGCTGCTGCTTCTTCAGCTGCCTTCTTGGCTGCCGCTTCTTCTTCAGCTGCCTTAGCAGCCGCTGCCTCCTCAGCTGCCTTGGCGGCTGCTTCTGCGGCTTCTGCTTCAGCTGCTGCCTGTTTAGCCACTTCCTCCTCAGCTTGAAGTTTGGCGAGTAATTCAGCATCAGCTGCTGCTTTAGCGGCTTCTTCAGCTTCTTGAATAGCTCTTAATTCTGCTTCAGCCTTTTCAGCGGCTTCTCTTGCCTTTGCTTCCTTTTCTACCCAGATTCTCGCCTCTTCTTCTGCTTTTGCTCTAGCTTCTGCGGCTAATTTGGCTCGTTCTTCTGCTTCAATTGCATCCTGTTTTGCCTTCTCTTCGGCCGCCTTAACTGCGGCAATCTGTTTGTCAAGATCCTTAGGAAGATGAAAGGTGACTGGTTCATGAGGCATATGAGGACGTGAACCGCCGTAATGGTCGCGAAAGTGTTGTGTCATTTGTTTACGCATGCGCAAATGGCTACTGGCATTCATTTTACTAAATATAACCGATAATTTAAATTATTACGTTTTCGGGACCTATTTTTAAACGTGAGCGAGTGGGAACGCGAACGATTTTTACGATTGCTACCTCTTCTTGTATTTCTGGGCCTCCCATTTTTCTTACACAACCATGTGAATCGTGAATCAGCAGTTAACGCTTTACCCTTATTCGCATTACCTGGAGCAAAACGTGAGCAAATCAATTCAAACGACCCTTTTGGTGCTATCTCTCCAACCATTGCTGAAAAAAGTTGCTTTTTACAGGCGCCATTGTTTGTAATAATTCCAATACGAATCTTCTTATTAGCCGCATCCTCTAACCAATTTTTAATCATATTAAATCGGTATTCGCCTCCTAAATAAAAAACCGCCATATCATGAGATGTTATACCTTCCTTTTCTAACAAATCGGCAACTGAAACGTCTTCTTTGGGAACGTGTAAATCACTGAATTTACTTAATGTTAAATCCCAATCAAGTAGCAGAATACGGTTACCTGTTGTATTTCTTTCCCAAGTTTTATAATATTCAATATCTTTGGCTGTTATTCCAGAATAAGGACTGTATTGAGGAACATAGTTATTTTTTAAAAGATATTGGACGTATTTATTATTAGGATAAGAGTCTATAAGATTTTTAAGATAACCTTCAGTTAGCGAACTTACTGGTGGGTCAGGGTCTTCGTGTACTTTGACTACATCAATTAATGGACATAGTTCTGTTACATCAGTTATGTAACTATGGTCATTATCAAAAAAGATAGCAGCGTCAAAGTAGTCTGCCATAATTTACAATGGTTGTGGAATTTATGCGTCGTCGGAGTTATCTTTCGGCAATCATCAGGCGTCGCTTGAGTCGGTCATGTGCGGCCGAATAATCTATATCCCTCGCAGCCATTCTTTGTTGTCTCTGAAGTTCTGCCGCCTTTCGTGCCTCTTCAAATGCATAAACAGCACGATTCTCATCTTCAGTCAAGGCACGAGGTGCCGATTTATACTCTCTTTCCGCTTCAGCCATTGTCTTAGGTCGTCCATCCAAACTTACACCCGCTACATCTTGACTAAACGTAGAACCTTCGCTATAAGCGTATTTCAAATCGGTATAACCGATACCTCCAGCGGTTCCTGTGATAGCAGTAGAAGCCCTTGTATATTGGTCAGGTCGGCTTGCTCCTAATTCAGTACCCAAACCAGGTGCTAAAATCATTTCGGATGGTGGTCTGTATTTAGAAAGTTGGTCGTTCGCTACTGTTGTGGCCCTCTTAGCCTCCTCTTCAAAAGTTCTATTGAAAACATCAACATTGTATTTACCTTTCATAGCCGATGCGGTTCCACGTGAATTATCTTGGCTCTTCAACCAATCCCCATATCCGTCGTCTTTATCAGGATCCGGTAGTTTGTTCTCTTCAAACAACTTATTGAATACGTTCATATCCAACTTCTTAGGATTGAGCGCAACCGGTGGTGCATCCTCCAACTTCATAGCATTCTTAGCAGCCGGTGCAGTTGGATTGATACCACGCGCTTTCATCGCCTCTTCAGGAGTGACCGCAACCGAAAAACGAACGTCATTACCATCTTTACCGGTCTTTGGGAGTAACTTTTCTAAGATTTCTGAAATATACAAATAAGCACGCGTCACATCATCAAACTTTTCAGGCGAACCGCCTTTATCAGGATGATTTTTCAAAGCGGCTCGCTTATATGCCGACTTTAACATCTCGTGTGTCAACGGTTTGTTGTCATCAATACCGAGTAGATTATACGCTTCATTAAGGTAGTCCATAGCACGAATTGGAGGCGGAGCCTTCGCTAATGTAGTAGTTTGCTGTGGAGCATCGTTGATACGCATT